GAAACCTTAGACACCAACTTGAGAATAAAACTAAAGTTCGACGACATAACAAAGTTCTGGTTTTTTAATGAATACATTAAAGGTTATCTTCTAGATGACCCGCTTCTTCAACCCTTCATAGAAAAGATAAAAGAAACAAGTATGATGGCGAGAAAACACAAACTAAAAAAGAATCGCCAACTACGAGAAAAAGAAAAAGAAGTCATCAACAAGTTTGGGCTAGACCCCAACGAAATAGAAGACATCTTTGATCTAATCGAAAGTGAGGAATAACATGAGAAAATGTGCCACAGATAGTTTGGAGAACGACAGTATATGCAATAAAGAAGATTGTAGGCTCTGGATTAAACACAGCGAAGACCTAAATTGTACCTTGATTTCTGTAAAAAAGAATGGTAGATTAGGTCTTAAAGAAGTTGGCGAGAGACTAGGTATATCATATGTCCGTGTTTCTCAAATAGAAAAAGAAGCATTTAAGAAGTTAAAAAAGAAAAATTTTGACTTAGAAGACACTATTTATAACACATAACCTAAACCAAAAGATGCCAAGCATCTAGAAAGGAGATTGAGATGTCTAAAAAGAAGACTTTACTTGAAGAGGGCACAGTTCGCCGTTTTATGAAACTTGCTAACATGGAAGCAGTTGGAACTGGCTTCGTTAATGAAATGTACACATCACCTATGGCTGATGATGAAGACCTAGAAGAAGGTCGTCGTGGTAAAAAGAAGCCAAAGGGTCTTCGTGAGGATGAAACTCTCGAAGAGGAAACCGTCGAAGAGATGATGGACCCTATGCAGGACGACGAAGAGATGCCCGAAGATGAAGAAATGGAGGTTGCTGATCTTGAAATCGAAGACGAAGAAGCTGAAGAACCAGAAGAAGAAGTGGATTTGGACGCCGGTGATATGGGCGAACTCACTCTCTCTGACGAAGAAGCTCAAGTTTTCCTTAAAGTAGCCGACAAGGTTCGTGCCGCAATGGAAATGGAAGCACCAGAAGAACTCCCAGCACCAGATATGGGTGGTGAGGAAGACATGAGTGTTGAAATGGACGCTGAAATGGACGAGCCTGTTGAGCCAGCAGACGCCGAAGAAGAGATGGAAGAGGAACCAATGATGGAAGGCATGGTAAATGAGGTCGCCCGTCGTGTTGCTCGCCGTCTTAACAAGATGAAAAAGTCCAAGTAATCCTTTTACTACGACATTTCAATTGAGGATTTAGATGCAAGAGATCTTTTGGTTTTTCTTGGGTGGCTTTGTCTATCTAATGGTAGATAAAGCCATCACATTTTATAGGAAGGTAAAGTTTTTAAACGACATTCAACACCTCTCCTATAAACTTATTGGATATGCCTACCAACAGTGGGCAGCAATCACAGCCGCTAAGTACATTTATTTAGATTTAAATGAGCACGATGCTGAAGAAATTAAAATAATGAAGAATACGGACGAAGCGGACCTGTTAGAGTGGAAAAAGGAAGCAGTCAAAGGTCTTAACGAGTCCGTTCCCCCTCGTTACCGCTCTGCCCTTAAGATAGATGGTTGGAACACAATAATGGACACTCTTGAAAATCATTACAGGGGTATCCTAGAAGGTGATTACATTGTCAATAAGGAGGGCAATATAGATGCTGAAGACTAGAAACAATAAAGAAGAAGAAATGGAAGACGGCAAAGAGATAATCAGTCTTGCTGACTTACAGTTAGCTGCCGCAGCCAACGCACCAGAACCTCTACGAACCATTGGTCTTTTCGGAGACTTGGACGAAGAAAAAGTTGAGGACATTTGCTCTGGTCTTCTTTATTTGAAACACACAGCAAACGTCAACACTGACTTCCCACTAGGCAAACCAGAAGACCTAGAAGAAGGCGAAGAGCCTCCAAAGCCAGAGCCAAAGCCTATTACATTCTACATTTCAACTTGGGGTGGTGACGCTCTTGGAATGTTCGGCATCTACGACCTTATCAGGTCCATCCGTGACGAGTGCCCTATCACAACTTACGGATTGGGCAAGGTTATGTCTGCTGGTGTTCTACTTCTCGCTTCAGGCACAAAAGGTCAGCGCAAAATAGGTAAGCACTGCCGAGTTATGATGCACTCCGTTCGTGGTGGTCACGTTGGAACTATTCACTCACTAGAAAACGAAATGGTAGAAACTCGTTGGATTCAGAGCCAACTTATCAAAGCACTAGTAGAAGAGTCAAACTTGACCGAGAAGCAACTTAAAAAGATGCTTGGTAAGAACCTAGACCTTTACCTTACCGCAGAAGAAGCGGTAAAGTATGGAATTGCTGATATCATCATATAAGGAACTATTTATAATATGTCCGATCTCAACATCCTCGTAGAAAATTACTTTGCTCCCAGACCAAAAACCTTGACAAAACAAATGTTATATGAGATATTTGATGAGGTTTTGAGAGAGCAAGAAGATCAATTGAACACTGTAATTGATTTTTTACGAAGTAATGGTTATGAAGAGGCAGAAGAAAAGTCAAGGACTAGAAATCGACTAACTATAACTAATATGGGTGGTAAGGTCAGTCGAGATAAGGCGATTACCAAACTTAAAAAAGAGTTCGGTTTGGAACCAACAAAAAAATACTCTCGTGATCCTAGTAAATTCATAGGCGGCAAACTCCCAGATGAATTAGGCGGCATGGAGATAGTTTTAGCCCACGGTGCCACACCGCTAAAACAAGAAGAAGGTGCTTTGACTGATCTTCAAAATAATCTAAAAGAACTCTCAAAAGAATTTAAACCAGATGATACATTGAGAATCGCCTTTACAGGACCAGGGTTTTCTAAAATCTATGATGTGTTACCTAGTGCTGTAAACGTTCCAAAGACTCCAAAAGCAGATTTTGTTATTGGTAGTGGTGATGATAAAATATTTATTTCTCACAAAGCAGGTGTAGAGCCAAAAGATTTTGGACAGTGGAGCGGCATAACAGAAAAAGCAGGAGGTGTCATACATAACGACCCAGAAGTTGTAGAGTTTGGAGAAATTATAAATCAGATTCACAGCGATTTAAAACTATCTCAATATCCATCTGGAATTGATATTCAAAAAGAAATTAAAAGCCCAAAACTAATGCTTCAAGCCGTTTTCGGTAAGGATTACGGTGCAGGTAAGAGTTCAGCAGACAACGTAGATTTTGTAATTCAGGGGGATGTCTTGCTTAAACCACTTGTCAATCCAAAAACAGACGAGTTGACAGGAGCATTTGAGATTAAGGGTAATAAGATATTTTCAAAAGCTCACGCCGAAGAGGACATAAATAGTTTAAAAAGACTTTTTGCTGGTGGTTATTTTCCAAGAATCGCAGTGAGAAAAGGCGATTCAGGTCGAAATAGTTTTGATATATCATCGGCTCGTGGTTCTATACAATCAGAAGCAGGCAGACAAGTAAACTTTCTTTTATCACCAGACAGCACTCCCGAGAATATAAACTTTATTCCTCTTGAGTTAAATAGGGCACAACGCAAGAACGTTAAAAACCTTTTCAAAAAACTTGAAGACGAAGGAAAAATTGACGATTCCAATATAGAATTATTTAACAAAATGAAAGACTCTGTAATAAATTTAGAAGAGGAATAAGTGCTCGTCCGAGAACGCTTTAAAAACTATTCAAAAAACCATTGTTGGCAATATGAGATTCGTTTACAAAACCTAGAAGACGACCTCAAAGCTATCGGTTTATCTAAAAACGAAATGGAGAAACTATCTATTGACGACTTCCATTTTAGTTATGTAGATAAAGAAGATAAAGAACAATGCGAAGAAATAAAAAGATTTATTCAAAAACACGAATGGCTTGGAAACATTCCAAACAGACCAACTCACCGCTTTACAGCGAGACTGAAACGAAACTCTGCTCTCGCAGGAGTGGTTATTATGGCGACACCCAACTCTTTCAGTCACCTTTTAGGAAAAGAAAACCGTGATTTAGAAAAGTTAGTAGCCCGTGGAGCCAGCATTAGTTGGGCTCCAAAGAACCTGGGCTCTTGGATAGTTTCACAGTCAGTAAAGTGGATGGTAAGAAACACAGACTTCCGCATCTTTACAGCCTATTCAGACCCAGAAGCAAAAGAACTTGGAACCATTTATCAAGCAATGAACTGGACTTACTTGGGTCAAACAAGCGGAACGACAAAACAATATCTTGACCCAGCCAAGCCAAACAAAGGTTGGTTTAGTGATAGAGACTTTCGCAAGAAGTCAAAATATAAAATGTATGCCGAGAACATAGGTTTAGACAAAGACCTATGGAAAAGTTGGATGAAAAAGTATTCACCCAACTGGGACATTATCCCAGCCGACATTAAAACAAAAATAAAACAAGAAGAAGAAAAGTATCGCTCATCTTGTATCAGTCGTAATGTTCCACCAAAACATAAATACTGCTACATTCTTGGACGGTCTAAAAAAGAAACAAAAGAACTTAAAAAATTATTCGCCCAGAACAACCCAACAAAAATAAATTTGCCTTATCCTAAAAAAAGAGGCGAATAGGGGTTGACAAAATCCAATAACCTGTTATAATAATCCGCAGAGGTGTTTTTATGAAAGAATTTAGTAACTCGGAAAACCTACGAGGTCAGTTAGAAAAGGGAATAGAAACAATAGCACGTAATGTTGCTTCTACTCTCGGTCCAAAAGGACGCACAGTTATCTTACATCAGAAAGGCAAAATGCCTATCGCAACAAAAGACGGTGTAACAGTCGCCAAGTTTATTGACTTGGAGCACCCATTCCAAAATGCTGGTGCTCAAATAGTAAAGCAAGCAGCAGAAAAGACAAACCAAGAAGCAGGAGACGGAACTACAACTACAACCGTCCTTACCTATGCTAT